GAAAACCAGATATATATAATTACTGGATTTTTATATGATTACGATACTACTGCTTCACGCAGAGCAGCAGAATATTTAGATAGCAAACTAGACAAACTTAAATGAACACACACAAGGATAAGGGGGAAGGGAAAATGAAAAGAATAGATGAAACAGTATTTATGGATAGGTCAAAGACTGATTTTTACATTAGTAAGCGAAAATGTGATTATTGTGGCAGATTTGCTTTTTTGAAAGATTGGCGGGGACTTAAATTTTGCTTCAGGGACTGGTTTCACGAAGTAACTAATCCTGACACATCTAATTATTTGGATGGAGTGTGGTTTGAAATTAAAAATACAAAGATATATTAAATTGCCCATTGACAAACCTACCAATAGGTTATATAATATGATTATGAAGTTATCAAGTATATTAAACAAATCAGCCAAAATAATGACTAATGAAAATTTGCAAAAGATTCAGGCTAAATATGAGCATGATAGGTTGTTGGGCAAAAAAATATATGGTTTAAAGAAGTTAAATAAACAATTATATGCATAACTGGGAGAAAGAATTTAGATTAGAGATGGCGGGTTTATTGGGTAGAGAAGGTAAATTTGCAATGAATGAGATGGTTGAACTGGTCACAAAGTATGCCCCAATAATTGTCGGTCAAAAAGGAGGAAATAAAACCCTGTTGAAATATGGTAAGAACAAAATGACAAAATGGGGGAAGACTGGCGGAAGACCAAAAAAGAAAAATTTATGACTACATCATCCAAAACAAATATGAACCAACATAATAAAACACAAAAGAGCAGGGAGGATATAATAGATGGTGTATTCCAAGCTGTGATATCAGACATTCAAAAGCACTACAAGGTAAGTGACCGCTTGTATGACATTTTATCTGACAGTCTTAGTGAACACCTACCAAAAGCCCTCTCTCAACGTGAAGCAGAGGTGAGGGAGGAAACACTAGAGGAGGTGAAGCAATTAGCTGACAATCTAAAAGTAAATATAAACTCTGATGTGGATACTAGAACGATGGAATATAAAGCCTACTTACAAAGAAAAGGACACAATGGAGCATTAACACTTTTATGTAAAACATTAGAACAGTTACTCAAAAACAAAAACTAAAATGAACCAACATAATAAGATGAAGCTCTGTACCCGTTGTCACAAAAGAAAATGAAATTTCAGGAAGCAAAAGACATTAACAAAAATATCAGAAGACAGATGAGTAGGACTTGTGAAAAATGTGGAAAATCTTTACCGATAATTAGGGTGTATGATAAATATTGTAGTCTAAAGTGTAAGAAAGAAGATGAAATAGTGACAAAACACAACATCAAACATTAGTATATAATAATTATATGCCCGACAAACAAAACTACCCAATTAAAAGTACAGTACCCTTCAAGTTAAAGGACAAAAACGACAGGTGGAAAATAGTATTCGATCTCAAAGAGCAATTCGGATTCCTACCAGAAAAAATAGTCATTGCAAAACTTAAAGGAAAGAATAATACTTTAGTAATGGGTGCTTTTCTAACTCCTGAAGAAATTAAGAAGAATCAAGTGAAAGAAGTGATAAAAGCCAAACCGATAAAGTGAAAACTGTCTATAGTAACCTATACGAAATAACCGAACTTCAACAGAAGATAATGAGGTTCGTCGACTATTGGGTACACATTGAAAAGAAACCAATACCCCAAAAGACTATAATTGAAGAAATGGTTGCACACGGACAGAATAATAGAACAGTAGAAGCATCACTAACCAGTCTACTTAGATTAGGTTATATTAGAAAAGCAGTTATAATTAGTAACAAGACGTATTACACACAATTGAGAAGAATATGACTAAAGACAAACCAATTGTTCCTGATACTAAGCAATTAGAAGAAGCCTTCAATGGAGACCTTGATCTAGTTTTATTTTTTATTAGCTGGATTAAACATGGAAGAAACGCAACAGAAGCATACTTGGAATTGAATCCCAATGTTGATAGAAACTCAGCACAGGTTTTAGGATCAAGGCAATTAGCAAAGATTGATCGTGAGGCCGTTATGAAAAGTTATGGGCTAGACTCTGAATTGTATTTCCAGCAACTGTTTGATGGATTAAAGGCCATTAAAAGTGATATTACAGGGCAAACATATCCAGACCACAAAACAAGACAACCATACCATGATAAGTTGGGTAAGTTACTTGGTATAGAACAAGACAAATCAGGTGGGCCGAATATAGATCTAAAAGTTCTTGTGATGCCAAGTGAGTTAATTACTAAATATGATATTTCATCCAAGTCAAGCGATAGTAGCAAGTGATACACATGATTACAGAGTCGTCAATTGTGGTAGACAATGGGGAAAGACGACACTCGCTGTGTATGAGATGGTTGCGTGTGCATATGCTAAATCCGGTACTGAGATTGCTTATTTCGCTACGACTTTCGATCAGGCGAGGAATATTGCTTGGAGAATACTTAAAGATGCGTCACGATCGGTTTGGAGTAAAGAACCAAACGAATCAAGACTTGAACTCTTTATCAAAACGAAAGATGGTGGAGAGTCAAGGATTGCGCTTAGAGGGTTTGAGAATGTTGAGACAGCTAGAGGACAACAATTTGATTTACTAGTCATAGATGAGGTGGCACAAATGCGCAATTGGAACTACGCATGGCAAGCGATTCTTGAACCAACACTAGCATTTAGAAAAGGTAAAGCCTTATTCATTAGTACCCCAACGGGATTCAATCACTTCAAAGATATGTATGATCTTGGCCAAGGAAATAGTAGTGTATGGAAATCTTGGAGATTTAAAAGCGAAGACAACCCATTTTTACCAAAAGAAAGAATAGAAAGAGCTAGAGAGCAGAATACCCCAGACTATTTTGCACAAGAATACGAAGCAGACTTTACTAGAGCAACTGGACTTGCATTTAAGATGTGGGATAGAAGTATTCATTTAATTGAGCCATTCGATGTCCCTACGACCTGGCCCAGAGGACGAGGATTTGATTATGGATCAAATGATCCGACTGCGTCGGTTAGAATCGCTGTAGATAATGAAGACACTTATTTTATTGAAAGATGTTATAAAGACAAACTCCAAACTATTAAAGATCACGCACAGGCCGTATTATCCCAAGATTACGGACTTTCATTCATTCCCATATGGGGAGACCCATCAGGAGATCAATGGGAAAAGGAGTTTAAACAACAAAACTTGATTATCAAATCGGCAAACAAAGAAATAGGACAAGGGATGCGAGGATGGGTAGAATATAGTATTGAAATGATTAACCAAAGATTGAAGCCTATACCAGGACACATGGTGGTTCTCCCAGATGGTAGAAAGATAGAAAATGCTCCAAGTATGTTCGTATTAAATACTCCAGAGAACATGATGTTGGTCAGCGAAATTGAACATTTGATGTGGAAACAAAACTCTGATGGCACAACACTACCTATATTAGATGAGAATTTAGATCCTAATGGACATTCTGATTTAGTCGCTGCATTAAGATATTTAATTGTTAGTTTTAAAAAGCCTGTACCAATTTCATATGAGGATGGAGTTGGTGGAGTCCTACCATATATACCGGGAGTTGGTTAACTATTGCCTTTAACTAATCTGATGACCTAATCTTCAGTTATGACAGAAATTGTGTTAGAAAACCCAGAGTTACAGATGCTGATAAACAACAAAGCATCTGGTTTCAAATATCGTGAGAGACGTGAAGAAGACTGGCGTGAGAACTACGAACTATATAGAGACAGGGTTCAAGTAAACAGACTACTCCAAAGACAGTCGGTTAATCTTCCATTGATGAAAACGACACTTCGTACACTCCTCAAGGATATTGATGATATGCCAGTTATAGAGTTTGAGAACTTAGATAACGACAAAGAAGCCCAAGTGTTTCAAAATGAGTTTTGGAAGAAAACTCTTGATGACAACAATGCAGAAATACAAGATATTGTAGACAAGAAACAAGACTTCTTCTTTGGCAGAACCTTTGACTCATGGCAGATTATTGATGGAAAAATGAAGTGGGATATTGAAGATCCTGAAGATATTTTAGTTAGTAGATTCATGAATCCGTACGATATAGACTCATCACGATTCCTGATCCATACACACATATTTAAACCCCTCAGTCATGTAATGCAGAACCCAGACTATGACAAAATGGAATTGTCCAAATTAAAACAGTTCTTTGAGTCAAAGATGGGTATTATCAAAGCAATTGACAATGAAAACTCTCTTCAAGAAAAGAATCAAAAGATGGCTGACATGGGAGTATCAGATGTTGATGATCCAGTTCTGGGTGAAACATATGTTGAACTCACCCTCCACTATGTATTTAGAAATGCAGAAAAGGTAGGCGGCAAAGAAATTCCAGAACAGATATGGGTATATGTAGAAGCAGAAAACCAAGTTATCTTAATGAAAAAGCCACAAGAGGAGATAATTGGTACTACAGTAGATCACTTCTGGCGCAATCACTATCGTTACAACACATGGGGAGACGATATAGACAAACAAGACTTCTGGACAGACGGTATTGCAGACATTGTTCGTGTACCAAACAAGATTCAAAATGCTTGGTTCTCACAGGAAGTTGAAAGGAGAACACTGTCAAACTTTGGTATGACTTTCTATAATTCAAGCTCAAAGGCTGAAGGATTCATGCCAAATACATTCCAACCACAAGCATTTGGTTTCTATCCATTTCCAGGTGATCCAAACAAAGATCTTAGAAGAGTTGAGATACCAATGAACGATGGTAACTTAGAAGCTATCACATTTGTATCAGAGTTTGCAGAAAAGGCTACGGGTGCTACACCAGGTCAACAGGGAATAACTCCTCCATCTGGAACACCACTTGGTACTACACAGATAGTAGAAGGTGAAGCAAAGGCTAGAACTCAAGGTATATCCAAGTTCTATACAAAGGCATGGGAACAGAGAGGACTAAAGTTCTTAAAGATGATTGAAGCTGGCGCAGACAAGATAGATGCAGTCAAGATATACAAGGAAGGTAGAAACACAGATAACGTATTTGCTCGTGAGATCTCACCTAAAGACTGGATGACTAAATCAGGGTATAGAGTTAAAGTATGGAGTCAGGATGAGAAGAATAGCCAAGACGTTAAATCAATACAAAAATTACAAGCAGTTAAGCTGGCCATGCCTATGAATCCAAAGTTAAATGAGGTATATAACAGAAAGTTACTTGAGTTTGCCGATCTTACACCTGATGAGGTGACAGAGATTATGGATACAGAAAAGATGATGTTGACAAACCCAATGGCGGGAGTCAATAATAATGGTACTGGTACTATTACACCTACCCAACCGGTACAGCCAGCACAACCAGCACAACCAGCACAACCAATACAATGAGTTTAATTGAAGATATAGAAGAGAAATCAGGTCTAAAGATAGAAAGCCTCAATGCTGTAGAGAAACAGACATTCCTCAGTATGATTTCAGAGATAGAGAAGGTTAAGATGACCCCTGAGAAGCTCAAGGACTATATTACATCTATGCGTGAAGCTGTTGAGAATGACCTAGCTAAAGAACCTTCATTCATTCGTATATTGATATTTAAAGTAGAGAATCCGAACCTGATTAGGTTGCAAGCTAGACTTCAGAACTATCTATTATTAGAGTCGTTCCTATTAACCCCAGAAAGAGCCAAAGCACAACTAGACGGAATGTTAAATAACGTCTTACCAAAGAAGTAAATCTTGCAAACAGTATCAAATTAGGTATTGACACCTACTAATCTGACACTCTAATCTAAATTATGAACCCAGAAGCAACAGAATACCTCAACAAAATCCTTCAAAAGAACCCAAGTGCGTTATCTGAGACTGAAAAGGTATTTTTGAGAGCAAGAAGAGGATACTTGAAAGATGTCCAGATCGAAGAATATAAAGAAGTACTAGATGCAAAACATGTTGTTGAGAAAGCAAAACCTGTTGAGAATCATGATGAAGAGATGGTTGAGGCATATAAGAAAGAGGCCAAAGGATTAGGACTTAAATTTGCAAAGGACATAACCAAAGATGAACTCATATCAATGATTAAGTCTAAAAAAGCAAGTAACAGAGTGCAGATTGATACGAAAGAATAACCAAACTCTAGTAATAGAACGGTAAAAATGGCAAACCATACAAAACCAACAAAAGAAGAATTAGACGCAAAACTTGAAGCTGAAATAGCGGAGGCAGAGAAACTCAAAGATGAACCAGTTGTGGAAGAAGAAGTTGAAACTCCTGAAGAGATTGTTGAGCCAGAAGAGGAAGTAACCCCAGAAGAAGAACCAAAGAAAGAGGAAGATGAACCAGTTGTGGAACCCAAAGAGGAAGAACCAGAGGAGGACGAGCCAGATCTCAAAAAGAAACTATCAGCTTCGGCCCGTGAGAATCAGAAAATATACGCTTCACGAAGAGTAATTAACACAGCTATTGCAGAAGCTAGTCAGATTCCAGAACCCACAGAAGAAGAACTTATCAAGGAATATCCAGATTGGGATGTTATGTCTGAAACAGAGAGAACATTCGCTAAGGAAACAGTTGTTAACAGAAACTTCCGTGCCAAAATAGCAGAAGCACAGGTCAAAGCGACTAACATAGATAAGTGGAATGAATCAGTTGAGTCATTTGCAGATGATCCAGAGACTTTAGTAAAACATCCAGAATTAGAAGGAAAGACTGAAGAGTTCAAAGACTTTGCAATGGAAGAAACGAATAATAGCGTACCATTTAGTTTGTTAGTATCTGCGTTCCTGTATCAAAAATCTAGTGGAAAGACCGAGAAAAAAGGTGCAATGTTTGAAGAGGGAACTGGTGGAGCAAATGACAAACCAGAAATAAACACTGGTAAATTATCACTTGAAGAAAGTAGGAAATTAAGAGAAAATGACTATCCAAAATGGAAGGAAATGTTAAAGGCTGGAAAGATAGATACAGAGGTTTAGCTTCAGGTTGATATATTAAATTCGGGTTGACACCCCCTAATACAGTTCTATATAGTTATAGATAGTTAACTTCCTAACCCCTTCATGGGACGGTAAAAGAAAACTAAACAACTTTTACCAATATGTCAGCATACGGAACAAAATTAGCAGAAGGCTTCAGCACAAAACTCATGACCTGGGTTTATGATAACAATCTTTTAGATACTATTGTTAACAGAGACTATCAAGGAGAAATCAATGCAGTTGGTTCAAAACTTAATATTTTAGACTTCGATCAAATTGACGAACAAACATACGCCAATACAGCCCTTACAGCAGACACATTAACTGAAAATAACGGACAACTTGTTATAAGTGAATACAAATCTTTCTACTGGAAAGAAAAAGTTTTAGCACAATGGTTGTCTTACATTAAAGATCCACATCCTACAATAGTTGCACAAGCAGGTGGAAAGAGATCAATGAACTTAGACAAATATGCTCTAGGTTTTTATGGAGATGTTGGAGCAGGTAACAGAGTTGGTACGGACTATACAACTGGAACAGTTGAAATTGCTGCTACCACAGGAGTTGTAACAGGAAGTGGTACTACATTTACAGAAGCTATGGAAGGCAAAGGCTTCAAAGCAGATGGACATACAAAATGGTACAGAGTTAAGACCTACACCAGCCCAACAGAAATTGTTATTGAAGACGATCTAGATGATACTACATCAGCCTATACAGGTGGAGCAATTGCTGCAAGTTCTAGCTTTACTATTGAAGCTGCAACAGTTCTTACAATTACTGCAGCTAACCTATTAGATAAAATTGCAGCTCTTAAACTTAAATTGGATTCAGCCGAGAAAAATGGATTTCCATCAGTACCAGATACTGACAGATTCTTAATTGTACCTCCCGAATTTGGAACGATCTTAGTTAAAGCTACAGGAATCGCCCTTCATGTCCCAGCAGTCTACCAAGAATTAGTTAAGGTTGGAATGATTACAGAATTGCAAGGATTCAAGATTTTCCAAAGCAATAGACTTACTGGCAACAACACAGATGGATACCACATAATTGCAGGACACAAATCATGGTTAACATTTGCTGAGAAAGTCCTTTCAGCCAGAATGGAAGAGGATCTTCCAGGAGACTTTGGTACAGCATTTAAAGATCTATTTGTATACGGAGGTAAGGTTAAAGACATTCGCAGACACATGGCAGCTGAACTTTTCGCAAAGTTCACAGTTTAACATAGTTAGTTGATACAAGGCCTAAAGTTTACAAAGCCTAAAGTTTTGAAAAGTTAATAACTTTAGGTGTAAATTGAGGCCTTTTTTTATTGCAATGATATTTGAAATAAAAGAAAACTTACCAATAGCGACTAGAATTGAACTCACGAGAATTGAGCAGAAGGTTAGTGCCGGAATCTCTTTAACTGATACGGAAACAAACTTTCTGTCTGCGTTAGATCCATATAGACTTAATAGAGTCATTAGATGGGATACTACGGTTATTGCGTCCCCTACTCAAGCAAATCATTTAGCTGGAGACTTAATACTTGAAGCCGAGGGTGAGACATTGCCTACTGGATACTCGGGGTTCAAGACTGGTGCTGTATTCTACTTACTAAATAAAGGTGGAAAGAATGTGTATTTCAACAACGGTTCATCAACACTAGCTACATGGCAATTACCAAGTGACATTGTTGATTCTGCTTCCGCAAGCCCATCACAGAGTCCATCAGCCTCTGCTAGTGCGTCGGTATCTGTCAGTCAATCCGCATCAGAGTCTGCATCAAAGAGTCCATCAGCTTCAGCAAGCAAGTCTCTTAGTCCTTCCGCTTCTGAATCTGTCAGTGCCAGTAAATCCGCTAGTCCATCTGGTAGTGCTAGTCCATCTGGAAGCGCAAGTGCATCACTGTCTCAATCAGCCAGCGCAAGTCCATCT